TCGCTGCTTAGTTTGATTAGCTGGTATGATTTCTTTTATAATTTCCATTATTTATTTTCCTCCCTTAATTGATTTTAAGTAACGGTCTGCCTGAATAGCTTTTTCGCTGACTGAATTATTTTTCCAACCTGTCCAAACAGAAATAACTGCGGCTATAACAATAGAAATAAATTCCTCGCTAATATTCGGCAGATCATAGCCCCAATTTGCTAATGCTGTATTCATCCACGCTAAAATAAAAACTATGATTCTAGTCCATGCTCCTTTTGACATGTAAATCACCTCCCTCAACTAAAATTAATAAATGGCAAAATAATAGCGATAGCTGCAATAGCTACCGCTTAAAAAATTTATTTAAATTGCAAAAATAACAAAGCAATAACCCCACCGACGACAGCTGTGATAGTACCCCCCACAACCGCTTTTGTAATCATGCGTCGAATCCATCGCGTATCATCACTTATCGTTTTAAGCGTCTCTTTCAGTGCTGATATTTCTTGGTTTTGCAATTGGTCCGACGTCTGTAACTTGTGGATATCAGTCTGTATGGTGACTTGGTTGGTTTTTAATTCATGTAAGTCCTGTTGGATATTGTTTTTCCAAACATCCACGTCCTCCATCTCCTTCACTGTTAGCCCCCTTTAAAATTTGTCCATTCTATTTATCTGTGGTGTTTTTGTGCATAAAAAAAGCACCCATCAGGATGCTATTCGCATAATTCATTTGTACATTTAATTAACTCGCCTGTATTTGCATCAACTTCACATATTTCCCTTGTTTCAACATTACATACCTTTAATATTTTTGTTTCTTGACCCACCCATACAGGGACTGAAGCATAAAATAATATGAGCAATGACATCATTATCTTTTCCATATCTTACAGCCCCCTTTATAGAAAGTATTACCAGTTATACGTAACTATAACATAAAGGTTTCATTTTTTTGAAAAACACTATTATACTACGCTTTACAATTGTTTTCCTTTATGACTTTGAACAAATACACCCCATACTACAGTCGCATTAATTCTAGCTATTTCTCCAATTGGTCTTATTTCGATTTCTGCAAATCTGTCACGCTGTATTTTGCCACTTGAATCTTTCAATAGATAAGAAGAAATATCAATGTTATTTCCTTGTAATCCAGTTTGAGATATAATTGTTCCGTCTACAGTAATTTCTAGTGCGCTTGGCATTGCGTTGTGTTCATATATTCCAAAATCAATACCATGGGTGTGCGGATCAATCGTGACTGAATGATTATGGGCTGGTATTGACACAGTATGCGAATGGTCTGGCGTACTGAACGAATGACTATGCGTTGGTATTGACACACTGTGTACGTGATCTCCACTACTGTCGTACGTGTAGACAGGACTGCCACCTGTTGCCATTTCTAAATTGATTGCAGCAGTAACACTATCATCCTTCAAATAAGCATAGTATTGCCTTTTCACCATTGTTGTAGCCGTAGCGCCTGTACCTGCAAATAACAAGTGGTAGTGATCTCCACCTGCTGCCGAGGTTTGCGTACTCGACCCTCCACTAGCTGTAGATTTACTAACTCCGCCACCGCTACTACTTGTTTGTGTTGACGAACCACCATTAGTGGTACTTTTGGTAGTTCCGCCACCGCCTTTTATAGATCGTTCATATCCACGGAAATAATCAGTTTCCCAAGTAAGTTCCATGTAATTAACGTGTTCTACATCTGGAGGTATCTTCAATCTGAATTTAACTGGATAATTAGTGTCTGCGTTTTCCGTTTCATTTGCGGTCAATATATTCGTGGCCCCTTGGCTATATGCTTGATTAACTTGTATTCTGCGTTCTACATCAGCCTGAATAGTTGCAATGTCATCTAGCTTGTTATTTATCTCATACGTCACATCGTACTCTTTTGATAAGTCGGGTATATCCTCTTGTAAGATGCGCCCGAAATATTCTTTATCCTCTACAATGATTCGAGTTACACCATTCAATACTTTTCGCTCGTGCTGATATTCAGGCAGTATAGATAAATCAACTGAATCAGATTTGAAAGCGATTGACGGGTCTTTCCATTGATCTAAAAGAGATTGACCATTAGCTTTTAATGGATCGGCATCGGTAAAGCGCTTATCTATCCATATAAAAGAATGTTTGCCCCACTTAACGATTGATTCATCATCTTTTAAATAACTCAAACCACCGTTTACATCGTCTATGCGTGTTTGGTTTTTGCCTTCGCCTGAACCTTTGGGAATAACGTAATTTACAATGTTTGTCGGATCAGATACTTCATCAAATGATTTCATATCCTTTCCCCATCGTATTTCCGCTTTTACATCTACAGATGATTTAACTAGGTTAAGTTTCCACGGGTATACAGCCGTGTCAAATGTCCATTCATACGGCTCATTCAATGGCTTAGAAATACTTAACAATGGCGCAAGTAGTCCGTTTTCGTTTTCAAACGCATATTGAAAGTAGCGAATAAAATCTACATTACCCAGCACCCAATTTTGTTTTGTTTGTAAGTTTAATATACGCTGAATATTTACGGTAGTTGTTTGATTGATTAACGCTGGCATGTAGCCATCTATTAAATCATCTAAGAGCGTTGCAAGAACGTGTTCACACTTATACGTGATTTTATTCTCACTCTTTTTCGTTTCAGTCGGCATGATACGGTATAACCCGTAATATCTGCCACTTGCCCCGTATATGTCGATGTAGTTAAAGTGACTGCATAAGTTGTTTTTTGGGTCGTCTATAGGCATAGAAAAAGAGCCAATCCACAATTCATTGACTCTCCGCTTGACTTTCTTATTATAGGCATTATCGAGTATGCCTATCTCGTTTAAGTCTTTGTCTTTTATGATTAACATGTTTCACCACCTGAAAAAATCTATAAAAAGAGAACCCTAATATTTAGGATTCACTTAAAATAGAGATATTTGTTGTCTTTTATTTTTGTAACCGAGGTAATTTAAAATTCTTTGCTCTCTTGTTTTAGAGTAAAATATTTGTTTAGGATACCATTCAAAAAACAAGGAAGTGTATTTATTTCTGTTGCACTTTGAACAAGCGGGTATTATGTTTTTGATTGTATATTCTCCACCTTTTGAAAGTGGTATAAAATGATCTTGTTCAATCGTTCCATTATCACTGCCACAGTAAGCGCACTTGTGTCCAAAGTTTTCCAAACACACCTTCCACTGTCCTAATGTCATTGAATGTAAGACTTCTCTTTCTATTGCGTCCCTTTTTTGTCTTGATATTCTTTTGTTTTCTTTTCCATTTTTCGTTTGTAGGTATATTTTGCTCCGGCGTTTGTAAATATCGCTATTTTCTAGATAACGTTTTTTAGCATTTAATAAAATTTTTTCTTTTTTCTTTTTATAATATTGCTTTTGAACATTTTCTTTTTCTAGTTTCCCACGGTTTATTTTTTTATACTCTCTTGTTAAATAATTTCTACATATTTTACAAGCTTCTTTAAAGCCGTATTTCCCTTTTTTGCATCGATGATAATATTCTGTTGTTAAAGGTTTCTCGATGCCGCATTTGGTGCATTTTTTATTCATATAGTAACCTCCCACAATTACCCCATTTATAAATTTACGGGCAGGCAAGTGGGTGCTTGCTTTTCAGGATATCTCCCTAGCCCATATACCTATTGTACCATATTTATCCGATTCATACTGTGTTTTTTCACCTATTTAGGCAGCCTTTCTAATTTTCTTTATGTCGCATTTTTGTCCTACTATGAACTATAATTATTTTCTGAAACAACTCCAGCTGGTGGTGTTGCAAATATTGTTGTTGTTTTAAATGATATATTTCCCTTCATTATAATTGGAACAACCCTATTCGCATTTGCTGTAATTGATATCGGTTCTACACTATCCGTTGCTTTTGCGTACATTTTATTACCCTCAACAACTGAACCTTCTATACCCGATCCAACCGTTATAAAATTAACTGCTGAATTATCTGTCACCCAAAACACATTATCTTGTATAACCGTTGAACCACCACCAGTATGGTATAAACTGTATTCATTATTTATAAAAGTGTTTGATGATATTAACGAATCTATTAATTTAATATAAAACATACCTAAATTACCTTCAAAGTGGTTACCTATAAATCGAACATTTGTAAGATTACTGTTCATTATAACTGGTCTTGTAGATGAATTGTATATGTGGTTGTTTATAAAGTCTATGTTTCCACCATCTTGTAACACAATAGCTGTTACACAATTATAAACCTTATTCCCCACCACTAATACTGGATCATCATATAGGTTTGAAATATAAAAGGCACTTGCACCACCGTTAAAAGTATTATCTTTTATTACAACATTTTCACCATAACTAACAACCCTAGCATTACTAAAATTGTTTTCTGTTATTTTTACATTTGAAACGGAATCTACTAAATAAATTTCACTGTCATTTAAATTTGAATTGTTCACTGTTAAATTGATTGTGTTTGATGCAACAATACTATCACCAGTATTATTAATAAACGTACAATTATCAACAATTATGTTCTCTAGTTTTTTCGCTACATCAATATAGTTTGGTTCTAAATCTATACCAGCTTGTGGACTTGTACCATTTGTGTTTTTGAATGTTGAATGTAATATTTGTACACCTTTTCCAGATATAACGCTTAACCCTTGTCTACAACCATTATCTGCTGTTACATTATCAAAGGTGATATTTCTACAAGGTTGCAAGAAATTATTAGCGGAATTAGTATCAATATCTCTAGTGTTAAAACAATCCCCCCACCAGTCTTTAGAAATTGTATCTATAACCTCAACATTTTCAGAACCATGTATATACAACCCGTAACCGTATTGATTTACAAAACCTGCATGACTTTCTCTTTCACCTTCTAAAGTACCACCCATTATTAAAACATTTTTTGCATTATAAACGTTTAACATAACTTGAAAAGTTTCTACCGTATCTATTGCTTTTAAAGTTGTATCTGGGTGTATAATGAATTTGAAATTACTAGGTATTTGCAAACCGTTTCCTGTATGAGTATTTGTTCCTGTTTGATTAACCTTTATCATATACTTGCTTAGGCTGTATGGGATATAAATACCCTCGTAATTATTATCTTTTGCATAATCAATAATAGTTTGAATAGCTACTGTGTTATCTGCCACACTATCTGCAACCACACCACTTAATGGTTTAGGTGGTTTCGTAATGTCTATAACGTTTAATTTCGCAATATCTGCCAACTGCGACTCATTGGCTTGGAAACGATTGTACAATAAACCGTAACTTCCTCTAGCCTGTACTACCTCTGCATCAGATGTGCCATCAGATAAAATAAGATTGTCTATTTGTTGTTGTGTTTGGTTAGCTGTATTTACCGCTTGATTTGAATTATCAATGGCTCTGCCTGATTCACTTAAAGCATCTTCTGATTGTTGAATACTTGCGTTTATTTTCGGATAAGCACTAAACAGTGAATCTTTTTGTAAGATATACTCTGCCATTTTATCGCTCCCTTACATATACTTGTCTCTTAATTTGATATAGACAGATGCGTTGATTCCGCTACCTGTTACTTTAACTGCGTTACTTCCTTCGTTAATCCAAAAATCACGTAAACTCACTTGACCAAATGCGCTCACGCCGTTTTTTAATACCGTGTACTTTTCGCAATCAATCACCCACGTTGCATTAGTGAAAGCAGGCAAAGTAAAAGACTGCCCGTTATTCGTGACAGTCAATGACGTTGCACTACCGCTTATTTCGATGATTGGTTTTACTGCATATCCATCAGCGTATATATTAAATGTAGTTGGTCCTGTTATCGTTTTTTTGCCATCAGAGCCAGTGTGCTCCATTGTGTAGCTTGATTCAAAATTAATTACCTTACTACCCCAATTCACATCATCAGCTAATACAGTTGAATGTGCCCACGGGTCATAAGCTTTAAATGGAATCGGAAACAACCCCGCTTTAGCAATGCGGTTAATTGAAATAAACCCACTAAATCGAGCCATGTAATACCTATCAGGCTCATAATCGAATACTAGCTTTACTGTTTTCGGCTTGCCGTATTGGTCAAGTAGCAAAGTAGAAACGTTCCGTACAATCGCCTGAACATCGTTTAATGTTGCTTGGGTGGGTATCATGATTCGTTCAAAGAATCGTCTTGGTTCAAAGTATGCATCGAAGGTATATTCCCCGTGCCGTCCGGGGATCGATACGGTGTTTTCTCGCACCTGGGGGAGTGCGGTTTCATCTGAATCAGCTAATAAGTGAAGTCCTAAGTCGTTTTCAATGTGAACGCCATCTATACTAAGCATTTACCTTATCCCCCTTGCACGTTTGCTGTCTTTAACTCGTTCGCCTAATGCTTGTGCGATGCGATCAATGTCAGCATCTTCTCGGATTGTTAATTCTGCCCCCTGAAATACACCAGCCATGTTTACGTGTGTTTCTTCTCTTGATGAATAGCTGTCGGGTGCTCCATGTTGGTCAGTCGGTACGTTTGCTGATATGCCTGACACGCCAAATGATGTAGTCATCGGTTGGATAGTTGCTTTTGCTGTTGCGCCTATCGTAAATTCTTTGTTCATACGGTCGAACGGACGTTGTACTGCCGATGCCACTCGCTCTGCCATTCGTTCAGCCGGAGATTTCGCTTTCTCTAAACCTACGATTAGACCGCCGACAATGTGACCGCCGATTCCCTTCATAACACGGGAAGGTGAGTTAATCGTAAAGAAGTCGGTGAATCCGTCCTTGATGTTACCGGCTACGCCTTTAATCGCACCCATTACGTCGATATCTTGTATGCCGTTAACTAAGCCTTCGATAATATTCATACCGATTTTTTTAAGGTCAATGTCCTCGAAGAATTCCATCACATCGTCCCAAATATCCGTAATGTTGCCCCACACTTCGTCCATCGTATCCGTTATTGACTTCTTGAACTCGTTAAACTTCTTTACGGCGGTTTCAACAATATCTTTGACCGTATCAAACGCGTCTGAAATCCAGCCCCATGCGTCTTGTACCTTTTTCCAAACTTTGTTGAAAATAATTTTCGTCCATTTCCAAATTGAATCCCAATTTGCGATTATCAGGGCAACAAGCGCAATGACAGCCGCTATTACCCAACCTATTGGCCCTAGTGCTATGAACCAAGCCGCCGCAATTTTACCTGCGTTTAATAGTGCTTGCGCACCCATCCACGCCCATTTTGCTACAAATACAGCTGATGTTGCAACCATCTTTGCAAGTGATATAACCATTTTTTTTCCAGTTGCTAGCGCCCACGCGGATGCAATCTTGCCTGCATGTATTAATGACTTAGTCCCCATTAACAACCATTTCCCGACAAAGATTGCTGATTGAGCAACCATTTTAGCCATGGCTGTTACCATCTTTTTACCTGTCGCAAGTGTCCATGCCGCAGCGACTTTTCCTGCGTGTAGTAATGCTTTCGTGCCCATTAAAGTCCATTTTGCAACAAACTTAGCTGCCGTTGCTACCATCTTAGCAATAAACACGGCGGATTGAGCTACAAATTTAGCAACTGTTGTCGCCATCTTTGCGATAAATGTACCTAATGACTTAACCATCATTGCTACGCCAGTCACTAACTTAGCACGCATCATGCCTGTTTTAAGCCAAATAAATGCAGCCATTCCACCAAATGCGGATTGGACTAAAAATATAAATGGTGTAAGCGCCAAAAGTACGCCACCCAAAGACAATACAACTGCTATTATTTTTCCAATCATTGGATGGTTTTTCATCATTCCGTTTGTCCATGCCAGGAAGCTGTTAACAAGGTCGAGTATCTTTGTACCAAGTGGAGCCATTCCAATTCCTAAATTAACTAAGAATGTGGTCAGGTTTCCAATCAAATCCATTACTTTCGGGCCGTTTTCTTTAACGAAATTAATAAAGTTTTGAAAGCCTTTTGATTCACTTATTTTAGCTGCCCATTTAGAAAACTTTTCAGTCAGTCCGACTAATCCGCCTTCCATATCTTTACCTAGCGGAGCGAAAGCCTTCATAAGTTCCATAAAGCCTGTGAACACGTTCCCTGCGATTGTTCCCCAGCTTTCTAATGCTGATGAACCTCTTGTGGCAAAAAACTCTATAAAGCTTTTAAATTGCTTTGTTTCCGAGAAGGCATTAAACCGGTTTAATAAAATAGTTAATACATCTGCTACTGGTTGGATAATCGGCTTAATCTTATCTAACAATGATGTAGCAACTCCTAAGCCTGCGGCAAACACTTGAAATACTGGCTTTTCCGTAACTTTTAAAAAATCAGTCCAAGCACCTTTGAATGTATCTACTTGTTTCATGGCGTTTTTTTGTTCTTTACTCAAGCCTTTCATGTAATCCACGCGCTGTTTTAATAACTCATTTAGTTTTTCTTCGTCTTTTGTGGAAGCGATTTTTTCATTAAGGCTTTTAAGTTCGCTCATGCTCTTTGTTAGCTTTCCAATGTTACCAATCGCCGCAATAGAAAATGCACCCATCGCTCCACCTGCCGCTACAAATGAGGATGCTAATCCACCTACCGCCCCCACGGCACTACCGATAATAGGTGATAAAGCAGGTAAAATAGAAATCAATCCACCACGAAAAGCGCTACCAGCTACTGTGCCAAACGTTCGTATTTTGTCAGCTAATCCGTCAAGTTTTTTGTTAAAAGTGTCCACTCTTGCATTTATTTCAACAGTAGTCTTTTCTTTTAACTGACTTAATGATGCGCGTATACCAAACATGGCATAATGAAATTCACTAGCATCCGCGCCAATCTTTTTGACAGTTTCGCTTGCGGTTGTTCTTGCTATTTTGTTAACCTCTGCCATTTTGCGCCGAAACTCACTTATCTTAGCACCGACAATGGCTGTCATGCGTTCATTCATTTGCTCGCCCCCTTCCTGATAAAGTTAGGCTGAAATCCCTTTAATGCTTTGTTCATGTTAATCATGCGTTTGATGTCCTGATCGTTGTTCTCAATGCCGTTATCAAGATTCTTTCTTGCTTGCTTGGCGTTGAACATCTTCTTTTCATTTGCTCGTTTAGCGTTTTGTGCATAACGATTGAACATAGCACCTTTTGCCATGCGTTCGTATTCATCAATCTGCCGATGTTGCGTGCCTTTAATAAAATTAAAATACTCCCGTGGTGTCCATGAGAGTATTAATTCAGGGTCATATATTTGTAAGTAATGGGCCGAGTCGATAAATATTTCATCGTAATTTATGCCAGCAATTCTTTTCGTTTGTCCTTGTACATCTTTTTGGCTGTCTGAATTTGTTTTAGTTCCTTCTCGTTGTCTGCCATTTTCTCGGCTATATCGAGATTCTTCCAAAATTCGTTCAGTTGTTTTCTGAAAAAACCCGACTCATCCAATGACTTAAACGCTTCCTTGAATAGTCGGTCTACCTCGCTTTCGTCCGATTCGATAAGTTGTTCTAGCGCATCTTCTATGTCATCTATAATCGGTTGTTCTTTCTTGTAGTGAGCCGTGGCGCAATCCCAAAATGCGACTAACGCGCTTGACTTAAATGATAGTAAATCTTGATAAATGCTTTCTAATCCCGATAATTCTTTTTCTGTATTGCGGTACTTTTTATCTGCGAGTTTCTCAAACTTAAAATTTGTTTTTGCTTCATATTGTTTTTTGCCTATTGTTAGCATCATATATTCCTCCTAAAAATAGAGGGGGATTAACCCCTCTTATACTGTAGTTGCTGGTTCTTCAAACGGATACGCCGGGTCTGTTAGTGCTGTAGGTAATGTGGTTAGTTCGCCTTCTTGACTATCTCCACGTACTTGTAGAGTAGCTGTTACTTCTTGGAAAGAGTCTGTCGGATTAGAACGCTCGACGGATTCCACTACGCAATAAGCAAATGTAGCGTCGTAAGCGTCTGTTGCATTCGGGATAGTGTCGACTTCCCATACTTTGATTTCTGTTTTATTCTTGATTGCATCGAGTACGGCTTTTTGTCCGGGATCTCCCTTTTCGCCATATGCCGTTAATTCAAATGATTCACTGTTCTGACCATATGCGACTATGCGCCCCATTTTTGTCATCTCATCAATGATTTCATTCTCGATGGAATAGCTGTTTTCTGTTAAGTTAGCGACAACTAAACCACCATCTGTTGCGTTAGCTGCTTGTACTAACAAGATTGTGTTTTTACCTTCATTCATTTAATTACCTCCTAATATTGAATTACTGCTACATTTACCGATGTGACAACATCATACGAAACGTTAACTTTGAAATTTTCATCGTTGAATCGGTTCTTGTCAAAAGAGCCAAAAATTCTTTCTTCACCCGCAGGAATAGATGTGACAATGTCGTGTGCTTCACCGAAATTACATAAACTCGATGCGATTGTTACTGTTACCGCTGAAGCACTTTGATTGTCAACATGAAATACTGAATTTCCGTAATTCGTAAATGTATCTCCTGCTATATCAGCCAGTGAAAACACGGGAGCTATGCCTGTTATACTTGCTTTTTGTACCACTAATTCAGCCATAATCTACCTCCTAATTGTTGATGATAAAGCGTAATTCTAAGACACCGTGCTTAATACCATCTTCCACAGGGTCATCCAGTATGTTCATGCTGACTAATTCACGTTTGAGCATTAAAAAAGAACCTCCTATAATTAAGGGTTCTTTGAGTGAAGCTAGTATTAAGTTGAATATGTCATAAATTTCCTTTTTGCCCCCGTAATCTGACCACACATGCAATGATAATACAGTGTTTTCGCCATATGATGATTTAGTCTTATGTGGTGTTACGTTTGGTTCTCCAATGGTTATATATGGTTTAACTGCATCTGCTGATACAATATCATGTACACCTGTGATTGTGTTCATGAGTGCTGTATCATTGCTTAATTTACCGTATAAAGCCATTTGCAATTGCCATAAGGATGTTCTCACAAAATAATCAACTCCTTTCAGACATAGAAAAACACTCTTATTAAAAGAGTGCTAATCGTGATGTACCGTTTGTTATTCTGTTTGTTATTTTTTGTTCTCTTTCCTTTGAATAAAAAGCTTGTTTTGGGTACCACTCGAATAACCCTTGTGCGCTTTTTGTAGAATTACACATTCGGCACGCTGGAATTATATTATTAATCAAGTCGCTACCGCCTTTTGACAACGGTATAACGTGATCTTCAGTTGCGGTGCGTTTTTCTAAATGACCACCGCAATAAGCACATTCCCATTTAAAATCTTTGCACACCTTATAAAAATCATTAGTAGAGTGAGAACCGTGTGCTTTTGATTTCCTAACCCTCTTTATTCTTGATAGTTCTCGAACCTTATCTTTATTTTCAGAAGACCACTGTCTTACTCTCGATTTCACGTCTTCTTTATTCGTTTGATAATATTCTCTGTGGTATTGCAAGATTTCAACGCGTTTTTTATAGTATCTTTCCTTATCTCTTTTATTACGATAAGGTTTTTCCCATTTCCTTCGTTCTCTGTCTATTTCCCGCATTTTTTCAATGTTTTTGTGGTAGTATTCCCTTTTTTTCTTTCTTAGTTCTTCTTTTTCTTCAAAACTAAGATTCCGATTGAGTTCTCTTCGTTTTTCTTTATTTCTTAAATAGTGTTTTTGTTTGGATTCCTTGTTTTTTTGAATTGCGCAATCAGCACAATATTTTTGATAAGAATAAGCATTTTCTATGAAAACCCCACAAATATCGCAATTCTTGTTTTCCATATTGCAACCTCCCACAGTTACCCCATTTATATATTTAGGAACAGGGAAGTGGGTACTTCCTTTTCGCCTGTACAAAGCTAGTTCCTACTTACTAGTATACCACAATTTACCTGTAAATATCATAGTTTATTCATCTCATTTTTGAAATGATTCATACCAATTTCAATGGATGGACGGTAAAAACTTTGGGCTTTCATTCCCCTCGTCCAAACAAATCGATTAAGTTTGTCGCTCCAATAAATCCAGGGCGTTTTTCTACCATCCCCACCCTCAGCATAAATTCCTACGCCAAACTCGATGTAGATTCCATACTCCGCCCCGACTGTGATAACGGCACGTAATCCGCCCTTTTCATAATCCACACTAATAGATTGTCTCAAGTTCCCACCGTCTATCGTACTAACAGGGGCTAACGATTTCATTTGACTAGCCATCATTTCAGCCGTCTCAGCCACAATACGTTTAACCTCTCGTATGGTATTGCGTTCAAACCGACTAACAGCCTTCTCAAAGCCAGGATAACCCCTATCTGTTATGCCTATCTTCATTTGAGTTCAGCCTTTACCATCATAATTTCACCCATACCGCCTTGATCAAGTGGATTAGAGCGCAATTCTAATGTTTGTTCATCATACAATGCGCGCATATGCCCTTTAACGCCTTTCTGATACGGATAATAGACCTCATGATTGATAGGGTTCGTTAACTGTTGAGCGCTCACATACTCGCTTGATTTAACGGGTTGTACATGCGCTTCGGTTGTGAACAAGTCTACCCATGATTGAATCTTACCACCGCCGCCATCGTCTGTCTCAATTGATTCTTGAAATGTTACTGTGTGTGGGTATTCATCCATGTAGCTTCACCTTCTTATAAGGCTTTAATAGCTTCATTAATGACTCTGGTAAGTCTGTGTCATAGGAATAGGACACTTGCCCCATTGAGCGACTTTTTAAACCTGATTCCTTCATGTTAAACTCACACGCTTTTGCGACAAACAACTTAATTCCCCCAGGTTCTTCACCATTAGGAAAGCTATTATTTGTTTTGTGCTCTGCAAATTCTAAAAAAAGAGGGATTACCTCTGCTAGATAGCTGTCATCCTTATCTGAAGTAATCCCTAAAATGTTCTTCACTGTTATAAGTTCCATCATTACACCTACTTTTCAGCTTTATTTTTAGCAGGTTCCTTTACCTCTTTGAAAATATCCTTGTCAAAATGTTCATCTTTGATCGTGAGGGTATCACCTACCCGGTATGACTTATCATCATACCGAACAGGAATACTTTTAATTGTTACTTTCATAATTTACCTCCTTATGCAATTGGTTGCGCTTGGAATACTTCATCTGCAACAGGGAATGAAGGAAGTGCCGTAGCTACTGCCTTAGTCCATGTACTTACTGGGTCTAAGTTTTCTTCATACACCATAGCAAGCACGTTACCGACTTTGCTAACATCTACCGAAGCATTACGAGTCAAACGAATTTCTTCAGCAGTTGGACCATAGATTGTTTGACCTAAGTCGCCATCACCAAACATAACAAACTTATTGTTAGCAAAATAACGGCTACTTGTGTAAGAGCCATCTGGATTCTGTGCGCGGTACTTACGGTCATAAATCCCGATAACAGGAAGGTCGCGTTGTTGTAGGAACGCGTTTAATTCTTGACGTGTTGCCATACGTTGCGAGCCTTTACCATATAGTGCTTCGATGATCGAGTCATGTTGCAATAGCGCATTTAATACGGATTTAGATGTAATAGTGCGTGTTGCGTTACCATCTAATTGATCAGCCCAACGCTCCAAGTCATCAAGCGGCTTAGATGTTGCATCTGTCCATAATGACGTACCGGATAGTGCTTCTTTGTTTGCATTAGGCACACCATAATCAACAGTTATGCCGCTCAATCCGTTACCATTAAGCGTTACTGTGCCATTTGCTAGTGCTTCCATACGCATAGCTTCAGCGCGTGCTTTCACACCTGCTACAAGCGAGTCGATGTCATTGAACACATTCTGCATTAGGAATTGTTGTTCCGTTGCGTTACGTGGGTTTTCCAATGCAATGATGTCTTTCTCGTTCAATTGGATTTTACGCTTGATTAGTGCTAACTCCATTGCTTGCTTAGATGCTTCGCGGCTTCCGATTTCTGATTCCGTATCAAAAGCGTGGGCATTAGCGATAACAGGTGTTTTGCCTGCCCCTTTGATGATGTCAAACTCGAGCGATTGACGTTTTACCTCTGGGAATAATGATTCTCCTAGTAATGCAGGAAACTCACGATTCGTTAAATAGTTTAATATTTCCTTCTGGTTAAATAGTTCTAAAATGTTTGGCATTCTATTTCATCCCTCTCTATTATCGAAATTTAATTTCTGTCATTGCATCTTTAGCTAGTTGTACTGGCGCTACTGGCAAACGCGCTTCAAGGATATAACCCTCAACAATAAGCGAGCCTGGTTGTGCTCCTTCTGTTACGTCTACATCGTTATACAAGATACCTTCTGCGGTTCCGTCATTAACTGGATAAACTGTACCAGCAGGAACAATCTTTCTGCCGTCTGCATTAGCTGTTACCCCTGTATCACTTACCTGTGTAGTGAACGCTTGAAAATCTGCGCTTGCTAAAAAATTAATCTGTTCTGATTTCTGTAGTCCTTTTACATATACCATTCAAAATTCCTCCTTATTATTAGTTCCAAATGTCTACTTTCGGCGCTTTTTTGTCGCCATTGGCACTCTTAGCAAAGCCTGCGCCTGCGCTCTTGTCGTCTTTTCCTCCGCTGTCTACATCACGACCACCTTCTTTAAATTTCTTGTCTACCGCTGCCTGAAGTGCCGTATTGTATTTTTCTTCAAATGTGCCAAGATTGGTTAAGGTTGTTTCTTCATCTTCGCCAACAAAAAACGACACGATATCAGTAGGCAATCCCTTTTCAGATGCTTGTGTTACTGCCGTGTTAAGAAGTTTTTCGTGCGTGCTTTCTTTCTCAGCGTTTGCAATCTTATCTTCTAATTCACGGATTCTTTTTTGTTCAGGTGTTTCACTTGGATTCGCTTCTTTTACTCCGTCATCAATCAACTTTGGAAGGTTCTTTTCTTTCCATGTATTCAAACCAGTTGAAAAATTCCTGTCCAGTCGTGGTTGTAGGAGCTTCTTACCTTCAACAGTATCAAGGAAACCTTCTACCTTTTCATTGGAAACGGCGCTAAGTTCTCCTAGATACGCTTGTACGTCTTTTTCTTCTTTGTTTTCCTCTAGCCATTGCTTAATTTCTTCTAATGTCAATGTAATTCCCCCTAGCCATGCAGTACGCGCCTGCTATGTCTGTATTTTTGAATAATAAAAAGACAGTTTAATGACTTATCTAGGTCATATTATGGGTAAGGATTTGCACCTTACATGATTAGTTTGTTTGAATGTGTAATTGCAACTAACCTCACACTCTTAGCGTCTACCTATTCCGCCACCATAATAAATAAGCCTGTTTATAACGTCTGTTGCTTAAAGACATGTAAAATCTACTCTGTTATTTCCCAATTATCTGCAAAAAGTTCAATCATTGTCTCTTTCCACGGTACTCTACCAAAACGGCTTTCGACATACAAATAAGGTGCCGTCATTTTGGAATGACTATCTGGGTATTGCGCCCGAATAGATACGTCTTTACTCCATTGTGGTAGTCTCATACCTTTACCATTTTTCACTTCTTCAAACGCTTGTCCAAAATTCATATTAAACCCTCCATTTTTATATTGTTATTTAAGCCATAACTGGCAGATACCAGATCGCCAACCTCTCTAGGTATATCACCTAACTAGATTAATCTTTTGTGGAACCGCTTAGGTATTCAATTTCATGTGTGGTAAGGTTGTCTAATCCTGCATCAATTCTAACCGTTCGACACCCTTTGACTTCTTCGCCATCTTGATACAATTCAGCATTTCTTATATCACCTGATTTACGTTGAACAAACACTAATGCAGGTTCTTCATCAAACTCTAATATGAATTTCTTTTTCATTTTTTCACCACCTTTATTGCATAAGAAAAGACACCCTAAATGGATGCCTTTGATTTAATATATTCTTTTAACTGTTCCTCATTGTTGTTACGAGTTCCATATATGTAATGGAAACTCCCTTTTATGCTAGGATCATGACACTTTTCGCATAAGGTAACACCGTTATCTATATCAAGTCTCAAATGTTTATATTTAGAGAAGTTTTTAATATGGTGTGCGTTTAAATTACCACCTTTTTTATCCCCACAACATTGACAGGTATAGTTATCTCTTTCAAATACCGCTAATCGCCATTCTTTCAATAAACTAGCGAGCGCTTTTCTGGGGTTCATTTTAAGCTTCTTTTCTTTTCTTCTTTGTTCAATTTTGCAGTATCTGCAAGCACCCCGTTCTTTCACATGTTGATAAGTTTTATATTGTAATCCATAAGAAGAATGACTAGGGCAAATAAACCCCATTTTTGTATTGTTGTTTTCATAATCAGTATCTATAAGTATCGCGTTATTGTCATTAAATTCTTTTTCGACAACGTCAAAATCTATTCTTTGCTTTTCGTGTGTTGATATAATTGAACATTTAAAGCAACCCATACTGCGATTTTTTAAATTTCTTTTGAAACAATGACCGCATCTTTCGCATTCGCACTCCATAATGGTATAACCATCAACAAAATCACGTTTAACTATATTGATCCCATGTTGTTTATACCTTTGTTTCAGTTCAATTAAATCAATCCTTCGTTTTGAAGGTTTCCCTGTTTGTGTTTCACTCAACTGCTCGCTTTGTTTTTTCTTTCTTTCATCATTGTTAATCCATTGTGTTTTTACCGCTTCAGAACCATGCCTAATAGGTATGTTATATTCCTTTAGGAGTTTAGGTATTTCCCGATTATTCTTAGTGCCAATTAACTTCATAATCTGTCTATACGTTTTCATTTCAACTATATACCATTGGTGCATTTGTTCTTTAGATGGTTTTGTGCTATTATTCACTTATCAACATCTCCTTGTTAGGTGTTGGTCACGCTCCTAGATGTTATCGCATCGTAGGGGCTTTCCCTATCTCTATTATACCACAGTTTTACTGCCTTTTGGCAACGTTTTAAACCAATCCTCATAACTTTGGTATTCAATAACAAGTGATGGGGGAGATATTTCTTTTTTAGCTTTTTTCTCTGCTTGTTTTTCAGTCATACCCTCTAACATATACTTATCAATCTTGTTGGCTAGCTTTTGTTGATACTCAATATCCTCATAATTTCTAAACCTTCTTAACTTAGGCCTTTTTCCATCTACAAGAAAAAGAACATCACATCTACAATTTATATTCAGTGAGGCTGATTTCGGGCCATGAAACAAATGAGGTCCTTGTGCTTTATGTCCTTGAAAATGGAAGAATCCTTTCTCGTCCGCCTCTTGATCGTCAAGTATTCTGTGAGATGACCTTACTTCTAAATCACCAGATGATGACCAGGTTTTGATCATGCCTTTGCGTGGTTCTGCTTGTTCTGTTTCTTCTTTCGTTCTTGGCTTTGCTTTCCCTACTACTTTTTCAGCGTGTTCAGCGCTTTCTAGCCTTGCTTCAACTTGCGCCCTGCCTGTTTCAGTTCGTGCTACCCTGCGCGCTTTATATGCCCCAAAATGAACCGTGTCCTCAAGTCGCTTGGCAATAGTTGAGTATCCTTCACCCGCCATGATGCCTTGTGATATTTCAATGTTTATCTTCTTGATGATTTCGTTTCGGTTATCCTGCATGAGTGCTGGTAGCTTTAATTTGTCGATTGGATTAGCGATTGCCTTGCGTATTGTTTCAATAGACGGAATAACATATGACATCGGCTGTTGTGCTTCGAATTCATATAAGAAACCACTTCTAAGGTAGTTTTCTAAATAGGTAGCAATCATCAATTTTTCTATATTGTTGAACATCTGCTTGTAATCGTTGTGTATTTCTTGCTTGATCAATTCCATTTCTTTATTGAAGCGATTATACTTTTGTAAGTCTGTCCATGATAGTTCTCCACCATTTGAATACTTGCGATATAGTTTAGCAATGCGTTCATGTAATGCCTTTAATCTAATGGCGAATAATTTATCAATATCTGCTTCGGCTTGGTCTACCATTTCGTCTAGTAGCTTGTCAATATCCTCTTGATTCATTTCGTCACCAACTTCTTATTTTGGTGTACCTTACAATGTCTTTGCAATACGGGCAAGTGAATGATGCACCACCCATGTCATCAGGAATGATTACTCGTTCGGTCATTTTGTCGCATTTTCCGCATTCTTTATTGGCTAGTATCATTACCATCACCTACATCCGGCATATTCCGCATATACTCATCCTGTTCTTTCTTCATTCGTTCCAATTCTTCTTTTGCATTAGCCACAATAGATAACTGTGCTAGTCGTGTTTCTTCGCTCACGTTCCCTCTTAGGTTAGCGGTTATCTCTGATTCCTCTAGCACGTTAACAGGAAGGTTACGCTTGAATGAAAAACTAACATTTAAATAGTCATCTTTGCCTACACCTTTACGTTTGGCCCACGCGCTGAATATCACTTTAAATTGATAACGTAACGCTGCGGTCATTTTGCGCTCTTTGGTTACGCACTTATTCTCTAAAGCTAGTAATTTATAACGTAAACTAACGCCAGATGCCGCTGACCCAAATTGTTCATCAGTAAAGTCTACTGATTTAGCAAACTTCAATATATTTTTTTCTAGCCTTTCTAAATGATGTTCAATTAGTTGATCGTTGATATCCTTTGTCAGATAGGACACATCATCGTCTTTCTCTAGTAACTCAATAACCTTATGGCGCTTCATCTGGTCGTTTGTTTCTTCATCAGGCGTAATACCCTTAAATACTAAATAAGCCAGTCTGTACTGCTCTATTTCGTTGCTTGCATCGGATAATGTGCGGTTATACGCATCAATTAATGAAAGCACCTTTTCAATGTCACCCTGTTCCTCTTTGTTGTTCGCTAGTCCGTATAATGGATTGTGTGCGAATAGATGCGGTTTAGGTGTTTCTTCCTCATATGTGCCATCTTTATCCGTGAAATACTGAATCATCGTATCATTGTAAAATTCTGCATGACTTACGCCTTTATCATCCTTATAGTAGCGAATAGAGTAATCAGGTTCAGCTATGCTATCGCCTATAAAGATTGTTTGCCACGGTTCAATGTTCTTGATGCGTTCATTGCCTTCTTTGTCGATATAAGCAAGCCTTGCACCCTTACCACAGATAATTGCCATCTTTCCCCACTCGGAATCAGCATCTTCAACATGGTTGCGTAGATTGAAAGTGTCGATTTCTTTCTTGATCGCGTCACCTTCATATTGATAGTTAATCGGATGACCTAAAAAATAACCCGTTGCCGTGTCGACTATATCCGACTCAAACGCGTTATTAAGCATGTTATTCACTTTGTCGTCGATACGAGTAGCACCTTTGATGCCGAATTCGTCATGGTCCATGATTGACCGCTCAAATATTGGGACACCTTTTCGACTAGCTTTGTATCGCTCATATAGTTTTCTCATGTGTTCGTGTTCTTTTTGGTGGTCATTGATGATGTTTCTGATTTCTTTGCCTGTTATTTTGCCGTTTTGAATGTTGTACTTCATGGTTTCACCTGCCTTTAGTTTTCCGTTTACGTGGCTTCATTTCTGAATATATTCCATATCTGATTGCGTCCAATACATCGTCAAACTGTTTAACTGGTTCGCCTTTGTCGGGGTTCCACACGTACATGTATATTTCTTCATTGAATCGTTTTACCGCATCTTCAACAATCATTAATCTGTTTAACTTAAATAACCTTGCTACTTCCTCAATACCAGCCAAAACAGATTTATCAGCGTTTAATGCGCGTAATCCTTCACGTCTGAATCTTGTTACGTGTTCAGGTCTCATTTATATTCATTAAGAATCGCAAATTCCTAATCGCCCTTAGGCTGCTCGTAGTCTCCTATGAGATTAGACTATATCTTCACACGAATAACGTGTGCCTTGCGCTTCCACCACCATAAGCTTGTGGTGTACTCTACTTCCAAGCACTCCAACCTTCCGGCTTGAAGTTACTCGGTTTCGATAGTCGTTGAACCACTTCTCCTGAAGATAATTTAGTAAAGAAGAAACGGCTGCTGATTGCCCATTGGTACATCTAACAGATTTTTACACTTTGGTACTGTTAGCTTTAGGGGTTCCCAGCAATTCACAAGGTTAAGTGCCCGATTTGTTAAGCACTATCACAGAAAAAGTTAATATTGCCGTATTCCTTTTTTATGTCTAGGGCTACTTTCACCCAATAATCAATTTCCTCATGTCGTTTCGTGTGTTCTTCTAGTACATATACATCTTCTTTATCATCTATCCCCATTACAACAATCGAGCCAGGATGTTCATATCCCCAATCGATACCAACAAAGTATTTGACAAAGTTTTTCTTGTTCGCTTCATCAGATGATATAAAATGCTTGTCTTTATGGAAGTCTTTATAAATAACACCTTCAGCCGATACCCAAAACAATTTGTTATCGCAAAGGCTCTTTATCCTCTGCTTCTTACAGTTTCCTGCAAGTTCGGACTATCTCACCACCTTCAACTTAATGGTCAGGTGTCGGATTTCGTGGATATTTCAGCATACAAAAAAGACACCTAATTAAAGTGTCTTTGCTTAGCTTACTTTATCTAGTCTCTAAACCTTCCAACGCTTTCGCTGATGGATTGGTAATTGATTGGCGTATCAGTTACAAAGTTCAAATGAATAACCTTTCGTACTCTTACAAACACCATCACATACTTTTCTGATATTCCTTCTATCGCAATTCATTTCCCTGGAACATTCTGAAATACTATCAAACACTTTTCCGGTCTCAACACACTTTACTTTAGTTCCACGAAATTCGACTTGTTTACGCCTAATAGTTTCACGAGTTTTTTGCGAGTGATTTTTACCATAAAAGGAATTATCCTCACCTATAAATTTACCTTTTCGTGAGTTACTCAATTTTTTCTTGGTTTCATCACTAACTGTTTTACCTCTATGAACATTACCTATTTTTTCTTTCGTTTCTTCAGTGTGTTTTTTCCCTAACCAATAAGTATTACCGCTCATTAATCTTCGTCTTTTTAATTTAGTTTCTAAACTTTCTTTATATAGAAAACTAAATTCAAATCCTTCGCTCTGATTATAACCGTTGTTGTATGAATTGAATTTGTTGATATACTCGTTCTCTTTCATAAGAGCATTCATTCTATCATCATTTTCTAATTCCTCTAACACTTCAAAGTCGAACGACTCAATTCCGTGACGATTAACCGAGCGTTGTAATTTTAGGTTTCTGTGTTTGTTATTTTTCATAGCCCAAACATGAATTCTTTTTCGATTTTTAAAATCAGAAGAAATGCCAATGTATCTTTTTTTATTGTTTGTATTCAAAATAGAGTAAATAGTTATCATTTTACCCAACCCCCTATAATATCTTGTAACACTATTATATCATAGTTTAGTTGGATTTATACCTGATTTAGCTTCCCAATTTTTAACCCGATTTTCATTGAATAATTTCTTATTCACGCGGCAATTGGTTTACCGTATATATCCCTGTCTGTAAACATTCCGCTTGGTGTGGATGCGATAATACTCTCTACATACTCGGGATCTAAAAAGTTATTGTCTGCCAACGTAAAATGGAACGACCTTATATTAAGTCGTCCACTGTCTAACACTTGTCCATCATGATCAATGTAATCTGTCTTAACAGAATGCATCGGGTTCTCGGGGTTCGTGTCCATGATGATTTTTGCGCCTTTATAAGAGCAACGTGATAATACTTCTTTCACGAATGTATCATGTAATGCAGTGGCTTCATTCAATAATGCGCCTGCTGCGGTAAAACCACGGGCCTTTTTCCATGAATCCGATTTAGAACCATCAAATACATATATTTTATTGCCGAATAAAGTAAAGGCGTTTGTTTTGTCTAGTTTAATATCTCTGCTTAATATGGTTTCCATATCATTGAGTATGTTACGCCATATAGACGAGTAAGTAGCACCACCGATGATGAATGATACTCCTTCGTTTTCAAAGTCCGCTACCATGCCCAGAAACAACAATATAGCTACATGTGTTTTGCCTGCTCTTTTTGCACCACTAAGAATAAGTATCTTAGGATTTTCTTCTCGTACACTATTGACTACTTCCCATTGTTTACGTGTTAGGTCCATTGATTAACCCCCGCAATGCTGAAGCAATGTCTTTTTCTTTGTCATTATTGCTATCGTTGTTTACTTTTTGTTGCGCTATCTTCAGTTTTTCTTCTTCAATTTCTCTTTTGAACTTATCCGGGAATAAGTCAAAGTATAAGGATAGTTTTTCTAATGCTTTCATTTTGTCAGCTAATTTAATCGCAACACCATCTTTACCTTGTTTGACTTCGGTAACGATTGTTCCATCTATTCGATCAGACTCTTTAAAATCTACATAGTTAACTTCTTTCATTACTTCGTTTCCGTCATCATCTTTTAATGGTCCATACATCGTCATAACAGGCACTTCTTTCTTGCCAAATACTGTGTAATCCGTTATGTCAGCAAACGCTATATCAATGTATTTCTGTAGAACAAATTGTGCATCTAAATTTATACCTTTTGTTCGTTCTTTTTTCATGCGGTCGATTTCTTGCTTTATACCTTCATTTACCATATGCCTATGAGCGTTCTTGTTAGCTGTTAAGTAATCACATTCATAAGCCTTCTGATAAGCCTTAGTAGCATTAAAATATTTAAGATAATACGTACAAAAAAGCCTTTGCTTATCAGTGAGTTCATCACTGGGCAAAGACTCTTTAATCGATTCCTTTTTGTTCGTTGCATCTTTCTTATTCAGGGTTGCAACCTTTTTTGTATTGGTTGCATCTTTTTTAGTTGCACCCCTCGACCATTTTTTACGACTCTTTCTGCTTTTCAATGTACCTAGTTTTATATCATGTTTTTCAGCTAAATCTTTTAATGTGACTTTTGATGATTCCCATTCATGGCGAATTGATTCCCAATTCATTACATGTTCACCAACCTCCAATATAAAACCACCCCCCTCACGTCTACTAATATCCAAAGTGGCACTAAGGACTTCAACGGAAACAAGCGGCTCTACTACCTAATATTTATACTGCTTAATCTATATAGACCTCACGGTCTTAATTATTAATACTAATCTGATTAGTGCTCTTACTAGTACTTGGCAACTGTATGACGCTTGCACGACACAATTAAACAATTTCTTTCAATTTCTTTTTCGCGCGAACAATATGATTTTGAACTGTTCCTCTGCTGACTTGCAGAAATTCAGCGATTTGCGAATAACTAAATCCTTTCGACATATGCAATAAATAACATTCTCTTTGTCTATCTGAAAATTCCAGTAATACATCAATCAATCGTAATTTCATTTCTTGTGATATATCTGATTTCTCTTCTAAAAATTCAGGGAAAATATCCATTTCAACATAAGCTGTACGCTGATAATTAGCACGTCTGTCAATTCCTCTGCGATTACCGGGACGACGTCCTTTCTTCATCCAATCCAATGAATACGTCATATCACTTATCATACTGTTGATCTGTGTTTTATCCTCTTTGTTTTCATCATCAAGATTATTTTTCATTTCATGTAATTCTTTACGACCAACGGTATACTCTTCGATTAACGTATCTACCCAGGTATCCATCATAACCACACCCCACTAGCAATAAAGCAAGCTATCGCAATCGCGCATATAAACATATAATTTTCGTGAACTTGTTTACTACTTTCTTTGTCGAACATCATGACGAATGAAACAAATATGATAAATAATAATAGAATTTGAAATGTGATTATCATGTGATTCCCTCCTAATAATTGTGGTGTTTTCCAAAGAGGAAACACCCACCAAATATAAAAAAAGATGCAGAAAAAGAGCATTTGCTCTCGTTCTACATCCATCCCGTTTCTCGGTATCTGGACTTATTTAGTTGTTTCGTGATTTACTCGAGCTGCGAATTAGTTAGTTCTTTTTAAAAATTCTATAACCTCATTTTCCGTTTCCTCAATTCCGTCTTTATAGCCCTGCATATAAACTGTATCTTTCCCCTTTTCGT